CCAGCCAGGCGCGCTCGACGCCTGCGCCGATGGCCGTGGCCTCGATCACGGCGTCGGCATGGCGCATCAAGGCCCCGGCGATGTCGCCGGATGCCAGTTCCGCGGCGATGGGCTCGACGGCCTTGAGAAAGCGCGGCAGGTCGCGCACCTTGATGGGTGTGACGTCGATGCCGCGCGGGTCGAGTTGCGTCATGCGCTACCTCACGACGCCTGGATTACGCGCCCGAAGAGACCGAGCGGCCCGGTGTCGCTCTTGGTGGTATCCGCCAGCACCCGGCCGGAGAGGTCGAATTTCTGCAATTCCTCGCCGATGAGCGAAAAGTCCTTGGAAGGATTGAGCACCACGCGGTACAGATCGACGATCACGCGCTTGTTTGAATCGGCGGTGTTCAGGCCGTCGAAGCGCAGCCACACCTCCGGCTGGGCCGACTTGAACATCGCCATGCGCTTGGCCGCGCCGTAGCTGTAGTCGACTTTGAACGGCTGGGTGAATGTCCCGATGTTCAGAATCTCGATCGCGCCCTGCTCGGCGTGCACCTTGTAGTCCGTGCCGGCCACCAGGGTAGCGGGCGTGCCAGCGGAGTCCTTGACGACCACGGACGAGACGAACTGGTTGGCGAGCAGGTAGACACCGCCCGCGACCGCGCCGGTCGGCAGGGCCTCGTTGGTGACGGTGCCGGCGGTAACGGCGCTGGTCTGCCCGTATAGCGTAAGCTCGAGGTTTTCGATGCTGAAATCTTCCACACCGCACGAAAACTCGCCGTCCTTGCCCTTGATGAGCTGCATATCGGTGAGCCGCTGCCCGGAATAGCTCTCCTTGTGCTCGATGGTCTCGACGTTGAGCGACACCTTGAGCTCGGGCACGTTGCCGAGCCAGCGCATGGACTGCGGGTTGCCGTTGCTGTCACGGGCGCCGATGTAGACGCGGCCTTGGCCGGAAAAGTACGCCATGTTCAATCTCCTTTACGGGTGGGTTTGTTGGGTTTGGGTTCCTGCGCGGCTTCGGCCACGCCGTGCTCGATCAGCCACTGCGCGGTGGCTTCGTCCACGTCGAGCGTGTCGCCGGGCGCGTAATCCGTCCCGGCGTCGGTGTGTGCTTTGATGAGGGTCACGATCACGATTCGACTCCCTGGATGACTTCGCCGACCTCGAAGGCCAGCGGATAGAGCAACAGGCCGTCCTGGTAGACGGGCGCGGGCGCGGTGACGGGTTGCAGGGTCTGTACCCCGACGCTTGGCTGCCAGCCCATGAGGGACTTGAGGCATACCTTCACCAGATCAGCGGCCTCGGCACGTGCGGCCTCGCCATGCGCAACCTGCTGCACGTTGCGCACCGCCACCACCACCAGCCAGCGGGACGCGATGCGCGCGGTCTTGCCGAAGGCGGTCACTTCCAGCACCTTGTGGCCGTCGGAGACGACGAAGGCGGCTGGCAGGCGCTTGCCGCCAACGTCATCGACGCCAAGCGACACCGCGCCATGCACCCCGGCGAGCGCCGGCACGGTGTCGATGAGACGCTGGCGGATGAGGGGCTCGATGTCCAGCATCAGTAGCCCCCCGTCCCGTCACGGGTCATCACACGCTCATTGCCCAGGCTCGCCTCGGCCAATGCCGGGGCAGCCGATGCCTCTGGCAAGCCCAGCGACACCATGCCCTTGGCGATGGATTCCATCAGGCGGCGCGCATCCTCGTAGCGGCGGCGCACCTCCTCGCTGGCCCGGTCTTCCCACAGCCGGTAACGGGCAATGTCGCATGCAATGCGGGCCAGCGCGGTCGGCACGATCGCCAGCGGCAGGGCGTAGCGGCTGGCGAGATAGCCGTCGATCTCGGCGTCGGCATCGGCCAGCGCGCGGGCGATGATGGATGCATCTGGCAGACCGGAGCCGATGCGGTCGGTGAGCTGGGTCAGCTCATCGGCACCGAAGCGCGCTTCCAGATCGGCCTGCGTGGCGTAGGTCATGCGTCACTCCGCCTCGGACACCGCCAGCATGGAGTCACGATGCAGCGCAGCAGCCTGCCAGGGCTCTACCTCGACCACCACCGGATCGCGCCAGAACGGCCCGAGTCCGGCGCGGTAGCGCGGGGCGTTGCCATGCGCCGCCACGGTGCGCACCTTCAGGCGCACGGTGGCGCGGGCGGGCGCGGCGTCAGGCTTTTTCGCGGCCATGCGTCACCTCATCAGACCAGCCACGGCGAGACGATCAGGTCGACCACGCCGAAGTTGGGGTTGGAAGCGCCGTTGGCCAGGCGCTCGTTCTTGACGATCTCGATGGCGTTGGCGCGCAGGGACGGCGGTACCACCAGCACGGTTGGCTTGATGCCCAGGGGGCGTCCGCCGTCGGCCTTGAGCGACTGCATGGCGGCAAGCGCTGCGTTGAAGTTGGTCGCGTCCAGCGTCGCCTGCGACTTGTACGCCATCTGCCAGAAGCCCAGGCCCGCGTTGCAGCGGTAGCGGATGCCGTAGCGGTATTCGTCGCGCATGAACACGCCCTCATCCTGCGTGGAGGTCAGCGCCTCCAGTTCCGGCGTGGTGCGCTCCTGGAAGATCAGGGGCTTCAAGGCCCGGCTGGTGTCGAGCAGATACCAGGCCGCGCCTGCGCCGGACTGGACGTTGGACACCTGGGTCGCCGTGCCGGTGCCGTCCACGTTCGGATAGACCGGATGGTCGGTGTCGAAGAAGTATTGCCCGTCGTAGCAGTTGGTGGTGTGCGCGTTCTTGAGCAGGTCGAACACCAGCTGATCCGGGTGGGTGGCGGCGGCGCGGCCCATTTCGGAAAACAGCGGGGTGTACACGCCCACGTTGTCGTCCTCGATGTCGGTGCGCTTGACCGAGACAGTGCCCTCGTAGAGCTTGTTCTGCACCTGGTAGGCCTGCGCGGCCATGTCCTTGAGCACACGGTCGCCCACCCATTCGCGCAGGGTGGGGAACTGGTTGAGCCAGCCGTAGGTGTTGCTGGCCGAAGACGAAGGCACGCGGGTGGCAACCTTCGCCCAGTCGGTGGGCGTGTCGGTGAGACTATCCTGGAAGGCTTTCGAGAAGCCGGTGCGCAGGCTGGTGATGAGTGCAGGGGTGATGATGGCCATGTTCGATTACTCCTTGATGGTGGATTGCTTGGCTTGCGCGAACGCCTCCTCGGTCATACCGAGCAGCTTTGCGGCGAGGCGGTCTTCGTCGGTGAGTACGGCACCTTGCCCGGATTCGGTGCGACGATGCGCGCCCTCCGCCACGATCTCGGGCGCGGCGGCGGCAAAGGCTTTGAAGCCCTCCAGATCGCGGCTGGCGTAAGCCAGCGCCCAGTCGCGCATCCCCGGCGAGACCTTGCGCGCGCTCATCGCTGCTTCCACCGCAGCCTCGGCCTCGCGGCGGGCGATCTCGGCCTGAAGCGCGGCGAGCTGGTCGGCCACCTGCTTGTGCAGGGAGACCGGCACGTACTGGGCCGGGTCTGGCTGGCGAGATTGCGCGGCGGCCAGTTCCTCCGCGGCGTTGGCGGCGGCTGCCTCTGCTGTTTTGAGCCGGTCGATGAGCTTGGAGAGCTCGGCGGCCACCTCGTCAGGCGTGGCCGTCACCGGCAGGTTGAGCATTGCAATCAGTTGTTCGAGCAGATCATCCACGGCGTGGGTCTCCTTTCGTGAGGCTGCGGCTTGCAGGTAGAGATTGGGGTTGTGGGTCAGCCCCGCGCCGGACAGCGCCACCACCCGGCCATCCTTGGCCTGGTAGCGGAAGACCGGCGAGAGATAGCGGTATTCCTTATTGACGAGCAGCCCGGCGGCGCGTGGCGTCCAGTCCACCCGTGCCCAGATGCCATCCTCGCGGGCCTGCAATTCCTTGATCCACCCGGCGGCTGGCACCGGCCCGGCCTTTTCATCGGCGGTGAGTGACTGGTGGTCATAGTCGATCGGCAGGTCTGCGCCGTTGGCGGCGAAGGCGTCCAGCACCGCCTGCGCGTCCAGCGTGTACGGCCCGCGCCCATCCCGCCCGGAAAAAGTCCCCGCCGGAATGAGATGCACCCACTCCGGCGGAGTAAAGGCCCCGTCGGGGGCATCGGCAGGGAGGAGCGGCAGGGAAACGGCGTTGCGCGCGAGCCTGAGCCCCGCGTGGGCGGCGGCTTGCTCGGCGACGAGAGCTGGGTGGCCGTAAGTCATGCCGCGCAGTGTGCGCGGGATCGGGCCTGCTGGTAACTAACTGCGGTTATAAGTTGATGGGGGGGCAAACACCCAGGTTCTGGACCTTCCTGCCGACCGTGGTTTGGAGGCGGGGCCGGACATGCCACTAGATCGAGCGAAAACCGTTAT